GATAATGTTTTGCATTGCTGCAGTTGTCCACTCATTGTTTGATACAGTAACTGCTGCTTCGTGAGCATCATTTGCTGCAACTTGATTTACCTGAGCAACGAAGCCAGGCATGATTGAAAGGAAGGCATCTGCGCCTGATCCGATTCCGTTAATCGCAAGATCTTCAATGTCGTTAGCGAAAGCATTTGTCATCAAGCGAACTAGATGATCTTCAAGTGCTGCACCTTCAATATTGTCTTCAAGTGATTCTGTAGAAACTTCCCAGTCAAGACGAATCTTTTTGGTTGTTAGTTCTACCTTAGAAAATGTTGCGCCAGCGTTTGTGTAGTCTGGTGCACCCTGTGCTGCTGCACGGATAACACGCTCTCCAACGTTGACCTTCTCAATTTCCATTGTATTTGCTCGCATTGTAACCTTACGGCCATCTTTGGCGAGAACAGTTGCATCCCACACGTAGTCAATAAAACGACGTGCTTGCTCAGGTGCTAGAATACCACCAGAGACTCCTGTAGGATTTACGGCATTTGCTCCTGTTGTAGAACCAAATGCTGCTGTTGCTGTGTTACCAAGCGCTGCTGCTGGACTTACGTTACCGTCAGCATTACGTCCTGTTGCACCACCAACACCACCAGATACTAATGCGCCTTGGGAGTTAAGTTCTGCTCCTGAGCCACCTGAACCTGGATAGTTTTTTTCTATATTTGTATTTTGTTCCGACATATTGTTCACCTCCTAGTGATATATACCTTAGTTAAATAGGTCGGTATTTGTGAGGAAACGACCGCCCCATAGGGATTTTTGAACCACTTGTGGTGATTCCTGTACGATCTCGCCTAGATCGCCAGACTTGCGGAAAGCGGTGTCTTGCTCTACAAGATCTACTCGCTTGCCAAACTCGTTAAAGTTACTCTTAATGCCATTAACATCTGATGTTACTGTATCAAGAGACTTTGTTACTGCTGCTACCTGCTCGTTAAGAGACTTAATAGTTGCAGCAAGATCGCCAAAGGCATTAGTAAGAGAAGCATTAATTTCTGAAACTGCTTTAGCAACTTCTTCTTTAACTTCTGAAACGGCGTCAACCACTGCTTCTTCTGCTTTCTCTACTTCTACTGCTGCTTGTTCAGCAACAGGAGAATCTGCACCGCCGTCAACTGCTTCCGCTACATGTGCTTCCTCAGCAACTGCAACTTCTTCAGCAACTGCAGGAGTCTCTACAACTTCTGCTGGTTGTGCCTCTGGAGCAACCTCTGCATTTTCAACTACAGCGTCTACTGCTGCTTCTGTTGATTCTGTCATGGGATTTACCTCCTTAGTAATCTTAATTGTACTAATGCCTTTAGCACTATCAACTAAGAATTTTATCATTTCTGTATTTTCTTTATCATTTTTTTCTATAAAACCTATGTTTTGCATCTTGTTACCATTGGTTGGACTTACTGCTGATTCAGCGTCTGATATCATTACAATACCGCTTTCTGAATCCCAGAATACATTTTCAACTTCTGCTTTTGATAAGTATCCACCAATAACATTTTGTCCATTTACCTTTTCAATAGACACAATATTGGCAAATTGATTTGCTGGATTATCTACCAAAGAAAGTTCATGTAGTTCATAATTCTTAATTACACGGATTGCCTTATCCATTTTTTCATCATAGGCATCATCCCATGTCTTAATATTTCCACCGATTGAAAAACCAGTATAGGTTCCATCTAGAACCTTTTCCCATGCATCTTGTGCACCTTTTGAAACGTATGCAGATACATAGACTCCGCTGTAAAATTTCTTGTCATTTGGATCAAAGTACTTATCTTCTTTAAATGAAACAATTTTTCCAACTGCAGATGGTTGGTGCATTTCACGAAGGTTTCCACGGAAGTTTTTAAATGCTTCAACGCTGGATTCTGTTGTTACAATATCGCCCTGCTTATCAACATTGTCAAGCGTTGCAAATCCTGACACCATACGGCGTTCAATGTCTACTTTTCCGATGGGCATTGAGAGACGAACATTGTCACCTTCAGTTACCCAATGAGCCTTATTTGTTAACATAGCCTTCTTATTATAGCATTTGTTTATAAGGTTTTCTCAACTATTGAGACGCTCTACCTTCACCCTGTGGATTACGTCCAGATACTGTAGTTGTTGAATCAGAATTGTTATTTGTTCGTTCTGCATCTCTTTGACGTGTACCCGCTAAGTTTGCTCTAGCATCAGTTGCTTGTCTTGGAGACATAACAAACGGCTCATCGCCATCTGCTCTTTGTGGCAAGTCTAACTTTTCACGAGCCTCATTTGGAGTCATAACCTGTGTCTTTACATATCTTTCAAGAATCTGAGATTGTGCAATTTCGTCAGTCAGGGTTAGTTCGTTAAACTTTAGTTCAAGAATATCTGTTTTTTCTTTAATAATCTTATTGACAATTTTTTCAAGGTGTCTCTGTGCTGGACGAGATACTTGTTCTTTAAATGTACGATCTTGTGACAGTGCTGCTGCAATACCGCCAGAATCTGCGCCACCAAGTTTAGACATTGGAACTTGATGAGCAATTAAAATATCATCACGGTTTTGCTTGCGATACTCTTTAAATGAGCCATCCTGAATACCATTTTCAATTGGTTCCATCTTAAACTCAACTTTATTGGTATCAGTATCGCCTGGAAGTGGTATGTATAGGGTTCTGTGTGACTGAGCCTTTAGTCCAGTCTGCAAGAATCTAAACATCTTATCTTCTGCATCCCCTGAAAGTTTTGCTCCTTTAAGAGTTACAACATATCTTGGAACAGCCTTGTTTTCAAAGTAATCAATATTATACTGAGATGCAAGTTGATCTCCTACTAAAGATGGCATTGCTGCAATAATGTCTGGAATTCCATAAAATGTATTTAATGGAGAATATTCTTTAAGATGAATAATCTCATTAGGGCGTGGATCTGTTCCCATTGGGTTTGGATTCTTTGCAGCAAAGTTTCTAAAGTAAACAACCTTTTGTCCAATAATTTGAACAAATCCATCACGAAGACGACGAACACGAACAGTCGTTGCTGGAATATGACCAACATATCCAATTTCTCCAGTTACAGTTCTTCCTACTTCAATAAATCCATTTCCAGTAGCCTGAAGATCTGTGTAAACTTTTTCCATTGTTTTTGTAAAACTGTCATCATCATTAAGGTTTTCTAGCCAGTCACGTAGTTCAATCTTCATTCTTTCAATGCGACGACGTGCACGATCAACTGCTGCTTGGTCATCATTGTTTTCAAAACGTAGCATGGTTCTATCGGTAACGTCAAATCGGTATCCAAGACCAACAACGTTTTCTACCTTAGCATCAATTGCAGCATGATTAGCAAAAGATGTGTCATAGAAGTTAGCCAACTCATACATATTATATGGTGGTGTGATTACATCAAATAGACCATATCCATTACGATATACGGTTCCAGGATTAATTTGTTTTGATCCAGAGTCAACTCCTGATGGAGTTACATTTGCAGCATTTAAATATGCTTCATTGCCTTCTGGATTAACATACTTTGACATATTGCGAGTTGTTCTACGACGGAAGTTTTGATCAAGACCGTCATAATCTTTTAAGTTTTCCCAAGGCTTGTTAAATGGATCTTGAGACTTAAAAATATTTTCATCACGCTCTTGCGTGTTTAATCCTGCACGTACGTATTCTTGATCAGCCATTTTCGTATGAATCTCTTCCATGTTTGTCTAGTGTTTGCTGCGCTGCATGCCAGGCACCAAGGTCGTTCATTGAAGGAATAAGTCCAGCGTTAAGTCTTTCTTTTTGTTCTGAATACTCTTCTTCACTAATTCTATGTAGCCCTGGAACAAAAACTGCCTTACCTTCGCCATCATCTCCGTGAGATATTGCTGCGCTTCTAAGTTCAGAAATCTTTGAAAGATCTCCACGTTCAGCAGGTATATTTAAAATTGAGCCCTCATCATCTGTAAACCACTTACCATTAGACTTCTTATATACATAAAGACCCCAGTCATAGTGCTTTTCAATGACCTTGCGACGTACATTTTTAACATAAGGCTTACCAGTTTTTGGGTTTATTAACGATTCCATAGCCATAAGTATAGCAGATTATACTGGTGTAGAGACAGTCGTTGACCATTCTATTTCTGTATATACCTTTAATTTTTCAGGCTGATATATCAATCCTTCTCCATCATCAACGATAATCTTATTTGTTCCAATATATGTTTTATAAATATCTGATGGATTAATTCCATAGAACTGGGATGATCCAACAATAAGCATTCCATCCCATGTAAAGTTATTAAACCAGAACTGCCAGTCAAACACTGTAACTCCGTCTGTTAAAACCTTAAACCATGGTCTAACTGTTCTGCTTTCAACTTCCTGCAAACTACTTGCCTGATAGTAAGCAATGTTATTAAATATGGCTGGGCCAGTAATATTTATGCTACCAAGATATGAGTCAAAGGTTAGAGGGGTTAAGAATGAAATGCCAATCGTTGACCATTCTTTTATGGATAAAACTGGTTCTCTGACTAGGTTTCCATTTAAATAAAATGAAAGACCATTATATTCAATTCCGTTTTGATTTAATGCAAAGATTTTTCCTCTATCACCCAAAGAACTGTTTGCCTGAAGGTAGAATTTGATTGAGCCACTCTTGTGATTAATTTCAAACAACTCTGTTGGCGTTAAAGGAAATGTGTCTTGGTCATATCTAGTCCATAGTTGCATGGCACTTACCCTATAGTCTGTTGACAATTCTTTATTTATTGGTAAGGATAGTCCACGATTTTCTAATATGTTAAATTCTCCACGAACCTCTACTCCAGAGTTTTTAGTTAAATATAGGTATGGGGTGCTTTCTTTATAAATACTAAATGGATTTTTAGACTTATAACTATAATATATTCCATTCTTTTTATATGGAACTAGGTCTACACCAAACCTTGTGCCAACAGGATTTGAAGAATTATCATTTAGTGCTTGAGACGCTAGTTGTAGTCTATTTAATAAAATTGGCTTACTTAAGATTCCACGGCTATTAAATTCAAGGCTATAAACTATTGCAAGGTCATTAAAATCTATAGTTTTAATTGGATAAATTAAACTATTATTTAATACCTCAAATCTTGTTGTTTCCCAATCTTCATACTCAGATACGTCAATAATTCTATATTCGTTTGGAGTTTCTTGATTTACAAAATCTGTTGGAATGTTTGCCCCATCAATTAAATATTGAAACGTAACAAAACTTTTTATTTGTGCACCAGTTGTATCATAATACATTTGTGTAGATCCAGAATCTTCTGCCAACTCTGATGTAGTTGGATATCCTATGTTAAATTGTAAAAAGTCTAAATCGTAGAATTTTTCTCCTTGAGCATTTTCTACAAACTGTCCAAAATATGAAAGCGGTAGATAGTCTTGCCAATATCCAGCAACGCCAATATCAAGAAAATATTTTTGATATGCTTCTGATGGTAACAAGGTATAACTTGC